TGCACTAGGTGCAGAGGGGTCAGCGACAATATCTGCTGCCGCTGCAAGGTAAAAATCATTTCTCACATACTTGGCACCGTCCCTCTCGTCCAAGCTTCCCATACCTCTAGACGATACTCCCAATTTAGCACCCTCATCCATCAAAGTCTTGACGATTTCGCCCATTGGAGTACCTAAGATTCGAGCTTCACCCATAATATTTTTGCCATCTGGATATAATTCAGTGACAAGGTGTGAAACTCTTTCCAAATTTACGGTTGGACCCTCTGGGTGACCCAACTCTCCATATGCTCTGTTTTCACTGACAAATTTTCTGTTGTAGTTTTTAACTTCTTTTGTCAGGACTTCCATAGGATACACTCGACCATTACGGTTTTTAATATCCCCTTGCATGAAGATACCACGAATTTTGTAGTTCTTGTTACCATCGTTTTCTTCACAGATGTATTCTACATTTTCAATGGCTTCTGCTATGAGTTTCATGGTTATACTCCTGTGTGCCCTAACGTGACTTCTTCGACATAAACAGCACCATCACTACTAGCAGTTTCGTTAATCACTGAAATACGATAACCAGTTGGATCATGATCAAAAACCAAATATGAACCATCATCGTATTCAGCGCCCACTGTTCCCTCTTCCAACAAAATCTGACTGCCAGCATCAGATGAACTAGAGTCTGTGCCATTTAAAGTAACTGGTGACTCAACAGCAGAGCGAGGTCTTACTGAAGGCACCACAGTGGTTGTGGTGTTTGCTTTTAAATAAAATCCATTTGAACTAGTTACAGTGGAGTAGTCTTCTGAAATGAGAAAGAAAACATCATTACCACCAAACTCTGTGACTCTAAAAGATGTTGCCAAACTTAATGTGCCAATATCTGTATCGTGAGCAGCGTCATCACCAAGGGTCGCAGCTGAGATTGTACCAGCATTTCTTAAAGTTTTAAATGACATATTCTACTCCTATATGGTTAACATTTCTCTTTCAAAATATTTCATGAGTTCTTTTTCGGGAACTTTGAATTTTTTTGACACTTCTTTTATAGTTTTTTCAAAAGTATTTAGGAAATCTGAAGGTTTAGCATCCATAGTTTTGAAGATAGAATCGACTGCATTTCTCATTTTTGGAGACAATTTTTTGTATTCAGTCGTTTTTTTGTGTTCATCTTTCTCAAAAACCACGTTTTGATAAAGTTCTTCAATCCGTCTCATCTTGTGCCTCTTGATTTACAAAAGTCTTTGCCAACTCCTGACGTTTTACCTCTAAGGCTTTACCAACCTTATCAACCATTGAGTTTCCAAAATGTGCTTCAGCTTCTAAATTTTCACCTGACGCAATACTATCAATTATTTCTCTAGACATTTACTTCTCCTCATCATCTTCTGGTGGGGCTTCACCTCTTAATTTTGCAACATCATCTGCTGGTAATGGAGCACCGTCAACTGATGGATATCTTGTGATACCATCTGTACCGTCTGGAACATCAATACCACCCTCATCTGGGTCAAGACCCTCTTCTCTCTTAATCTGTCTTTGCATCTCATCAATTTCATTATCTGTCATACGCAAGACTTTTTTCATCACATACTCTTTACTAAAGAACGTGCCGATATATGACTCAACCGATCCCAAGTTGTTAATTCTCTCTTGAAGAAGTTCAGAGTCTTTCAACTCTGCAAAGTGACCATCTGCCAAGAAATCATACTGAATATGTTCTTGCATCAACTTCCAATCATCCAGCGATATAACATTCTTCAACAACAACTGTGTTTTTAGAATGTCAGTGAATAGCGGTGTAAACTTCTTTCGTATTCTCTGAACAAACTTGGTAAACTTTAACTCGTCTCTTGTAATCTCTGTGGCTCTGCCCAAACTAAAGTTTGACTCTGCCTCTAATCTTGAGATAGGGACATTCAATGACCTAAACAGTTTTCTCTGAAAATAAACAATGTCATCAATCTCACCTAGATTTTGACCACCCGGCAATGTTGTAATCTCTGTTCCTCTACCACCTTCTCTCCGTGGAAGCCAGAAGTCTTCCAACATACTCATATGATTTCTATCATCTCGTATTTCACCAGTGGATGCATCATACACTAACTTATTACGATAACGATTCATCACATCTTTGAGATATTGTTCTGCCTTTATCTTTGGTAGATTACCAACATCAATGTAAAAAATTCTACGTTCTGGTGCCCGAGAAATACGATAGATTACTAAAGAGTCCTCAATCATCCTCAACTGATTGACGGGTTTGATTGCTTTGTGTAAGTAAGACAAAACTCTCCCAGAGTTACCGTCAATCAAACCAGAGGGAACATAAGTGATGGCATCAGATGCTATTTTAATACCTTGGTTTGGCCCATGCGTACTATGACCAGCATGTTCAATGCCTTTGTCGCTGTACATATAAAATTCTTCAACCTTTTTTATAAAGTCCACGCCTGTTTTGGGGTCTTTATCTTTTTTTACTTGACGAACTTTTTTAATTTTAGTTGGATCAATATATCGAACTTCTGCTATTCCGTTTTTAAGAGCTTTAGGATTGACAATTTTATGAAAATAAATTCTACCATCGACATACCATCTACGAAAAAGGTCATGACCTTTCTCTTCAAATTTTAGAAGTCTCAAAACCTCTTCAAACTCTTCTCTAATTTTTTTCTTAATTCTGTCTGGATATGGTAGGTTGTCTAAAGCAATTTGAACTGAAATATCACTCTCATTAGACACGATGCCTTCATTAACAATATCCTCAATAGCAGTATCACACTCTGCTTGTTGTGCTATATCACGATATCGTCTGATTAAATCAATATCAGCTCTATCTCGACCATCTGTGTCAAGAATAGAACTGTAGAAACCACCGCCTGGTATTTCAAGGGTGCCATCATCAGAGGAAGGACTTGTAAAAGATACAACGTCCTCCTCCTCTTTTTTCTTACTGATTTTGAATCCAAAAAGTTCAGCCATAATAACTCCTACCAATTCTTATATTTAGTAGGTTAAGAATTAGAAGTTTATCCGAAGTTTACGCCCGAAGCCTCAAAGTGTTGATACCTCCAAGTAACTTCAAACTCTTCAATCGCATCTGCTTGATCAGATGTTAAATCAATTTGTGCGACAGTTGTTGGCCATGCACTTCTAAAAATGTATGTTTTTAGAATTGTGTCATCCCTATCTAATTGTTCAACTTGTAAATCAGTTTGATAATCTGCGAGAGTGCTAGTTCCTGTCCCATCGGCGAGGTCATTGATACCATTCATCCATAGTTCCATAGCATTACGAACCATGAAGTCCGTATCGTTCAAGAAAGTAGTAGACCAAGTGTCCTCAAAGCTTCGATCACCGGCGATATAAATCTGTCTACCTCTGAATGGAACTACAATCTCACCTAAAGTTTGCGCTGGAAGATTAGATGCTCTCACAAGAAATGATGCTCTACGAACATCTAACCCAATAGCAATTCCCGCTGGTGGTGTGATGGTAACTCTGAATTGGTTTGCCCGAGCTCCCCCACCAAGTAAATTTGCTTTAAAATCATCTATTGCTGCCATGTGAAGTTACTCCTTAAAATTGTCCTACGACCTCACTAAACTCAACACCTGTGCGAACCGCAACAAAGTTAAGAGTAATGAAGTTGATTGATCTGGCTGGTTTGATGTAGATATCACCAATAAACTCATTTCGGTCTATAACCTCACCAGTATTATTCGTGTCATCGCAAACCACTCTAAAGTCAAATATACCTCTTCGGCCTTGAATTTCTCTCAAGAATGGTTCAATGAGATTTCTGAACTGAGCTCTAGTGAACTCATCGTTAAACTCAAAGAGAGAAAACTTAGCAGCAGTTGAGATTGCTTTTTCAAGTAACAAGAATAATCTTCTCACGTTAATCCTGTCAAACGCACTTGGTTTAGCAAGAGCAGTTTTATCACCGAAGAGAACCACACCTTGGCCGGGGAAGTCAACCACTGGGTTAACTCTTGCCCGATAAAGTCTATCTCTCTCCGACTTTTTAGGATTATACGACACCTTGATAGCACCTCTCACATTTCCTCTGTTAAATCCAGCGGGCGAGAAGAACGTGTCTCTAACTTGGTCAGTGAAAGCACAAAGACCAGCTGTGTCACCATTCATCGGTACAAATCTAAACACATCATTGTACTTATCATACATTTGTTTGTAACAACTATCGAAGACAACGTATGAGGATGAAGGACATAAGTCAAATGCATCCACCACATTATCTGTCGCAGTTGTAGTATTTGCAACTCCCACTGTTGCTGATCTGTGTGGTGATACAAATGCAACACAATCTCTTCTTCCTTCCACAAGAGCGGTTAACATGGTAACATGTGTATCTTGTGTGGATGCAGTGTCACCAGCTCCACCACCTCGACCACCCATGATAAGGTTAACTTCAATTGATTCCGTATCTTCAAACTTTTCGTAAGCTATCTGATATTCACCAGCAGTCAACGCATAATCATCAGTTCCATTTTTCAGATTGGTTGTGGTTGGTACATCTAAAGCAGCGTATGAAGTTCCACCTGTCTCAAGTTCTACATTATCGTTTTCGTCACTACGACCACTATCTGTGCCATCAAGAACGATATTGTCTCCAGCATCTGTTCCAGCACCATCAGTTCCACCATCCTCTATGACGATCTGACTTGTCTCACCAGTGAAGTCTGTTCCCCAGTTTGTTCCAGCTGTATTGTGGTCCATCCAGTAAACGAAACTAGAAGACCTAAAGATTTTATCAGCGTAATAAATGCT